CGCTAGAGTCCGTTAAAATTACCTTGTTCTTGTTTTCAGAAGTTATTTTTAAAGTGTAGGTTTTAGTAGCCAAAATATCTTCTCTTGGTATAAAATTTATTGTTCCGCCTGTTGTACTTAGTATCTGCATCTTAATCTTTTAAAAAAAAAGGGTGGTTAAAAATTAATCGAACCACCCTTTACACCCTGTACTATATGTACTTTACATATAATACCCACTAAACATCTTAACTGTTGGTTCCTACAACGACAGTTGCAGTAGCGCTAGACATTCCCGCAAAAGGATTGCCAGCAACAGCTCCAGCTATGAAATTGGCTGGCAACTTCTCACTTCCCGAGAGAGTAAGTGTAGTTCCACTCATGTCTGCAAAAGCTGCTCCCGTAGTAATTGAACCACCAGAAACACTAAGACCAAAATCTTTTCCAGCTAATACTGCATTTCCGTTATTGTCAACTACAATACAATGAGGTCGGCCAAAAGCCATTAGCTTAAATTGAACCATATCTTCTTTAGTAAGTTTCTGTAGATTTAATGTTAAAGTTTGCTCGAAAAAAGTAGTTCCAGCATCTTGAGAAGAAGTAATAGCTTGCTCTAATGAGTTAGCACCTTTTACTAAGTACTTATACGCTGAAAATGTTCCAGCCATGTCTGTAATCTCATCTGAGCTTTCTGTGATAGCACCAAGATCACCAAAGTCTACAAAGTAAACTGCATCAATCCCACCTACTACATCTTTACAAGGTACATTTCTACCTGCTGATAAATCGCATGCCATATTTTTTAGTTTTAAAAAGGGGAGTATTACAACCCCCCATTATTAGTTAATTAATTAGGTATAGTAAGTAACTTCTTCAAGTAACCCAGTCTGAATACCAGCTTTAAATCTTGCAACAAATCTTACATTTTGGTCTCCTAAAGTATCACCAGTATCGATTAATTTCATTTCTGAAAGATCTCCTTCGACACCGCAACCAAAGAATAAGTTTGATTTTTGAGCAGCTACTATGTCATTAGTTGGTAAGCCAGGAGCTCTAAATATTTTGATTCCATCAAATAATAAAGCATTTCCTAAATCTTGGTTGTGTCCTTTGTTTTCGTATCCAGCATGACCTAAAACTCCAAAACCTCCAAGAGATCTGATGTACATTTGATAAACGTGGTTAGAAACAAACAGCATAAAATCTTCCTTATCTAAAAGAGAAGGAGTATTAGCACTTACATTATCAACTACTTTTCCTAACTCATCTACAACATTAGCAGCAGTTACAGTAGTACCTGTTACAACAGCACCACCAGCTAGTGAAGAAGCATTAGCAGCCCAAGTAGTTGTGAAACCATCAAAAGCATTTGCTCCAGCAGCACCTTGCCAAATCATTGTCTCAACATTAGCAGCAATTTTAGCTACATATTGTTGTGAGATAAAATCTGCATAACTCTTTGGTAGTACATAATTAGGTACTGAATAACCCATTTGTGCGCTAGTCCAATCCTGTGAGAATGTAGTTTTACATTCAGTTTTGTTTATTTGAAATTCTTTTACTTCTAGAACTCTTTCTGAAATTGTTACAGTTCCAGCATCTGTATAATCACAAGAAGCACCAACCATTAAGTCGTTACCTAGTGCAATTTTCTTTATTACTTCTTTATAAGCTACATTTGGATAAACTGTAATCCCACCATTATCAAGTGTCTTACCACTTAATAAAGCTGCTGCTATCATTTTATCTTTATATTCCCCTACGTAACTTGTCGTTAACGATGTTGCCATTTTATTTTATTTTTATTGATTAAGTTTTTGATAAATTCTATTTTGGATAGTGTTGGGATAGCTCTTTTTTAATAAAGACTTAGTTTCAGATTTAGCTTCTGGATTGTGAACAACTGGTTCAGCAACTTCAGCAGATAATTCTTCTTTTTCTACTTCTTCTTTCATTTCTTCTTTAGACATGTTTTCAATCATGCCTTTAATTTCTTCCATAGCTTTAGAAAATTCTTCTTTAGTAACATATTCCATTGCTACTTCTTCTTCTTCTAATTCAGTTTCTTTTTCTTCTTCAGTTTCTTCAGAAGCTTCTACTTCTTCTTCTTCTTTAACTTCTACTTCTCCAATAGCATCAATAAGGCCTTCTTCTTTAACCATTAATTTTCTGCCATCTTCCATATCATATTCACCAACTGGTAAAGCGATATTTTCGTCATCTTCTGATTTAATAAATACTGATTGTCCTGACTCGAACTTTTCAGCTACTAGGATAGTTCCGTTATCTAATTTGATTTCTTCTAGTTGTACAGATACCTCTTCAGATAGTTCAATACCTACAACTTCTTTGATTTTACTAAGTATTTCTTGCGCCTTCATACTTGTAAGTCGTATAAAAACGCAAAATGATATACTTATAGAATGTTTTTTTTAACCAGCTCCTATGCCTTGAGCATGTAATGATCCATCACAGCATTTTTTACTGTATGTTTTACTGTCTGCACATAAGCAACCACGCTTTCCACCTACTGGAGATGTTCTACTTTTTCTACCTGAAGGTACTTTTTCAACTTTTCTTCTTCTCATTTCTATTTAATTGGTACACAGTTAGGTACTTTTTTACCATTTTTTATCTTCATCCCATACTGCTCATAACCAGCTTGGCAAGGTTTTTTCATTTCGTGCTTTTCACAAGGCATAAACCAGTCTTTATCTTCAAAATTATGAACGTGAAACCCTTCACAACCTAAGTTTTTAGCCATTTCTTCTGCTTTTTCTTGTGTGCTATAAGCTAATCTGTCATCTATTATTGCAAAATTGTCATCAACTACCATAGAAGCTAGATCTATTTCACCTAATTTTTTAAGTTTGCTTTCACTCCATCTTAAACCAGCTTTACCACCCCATAGTAAGTAAGAAATAGTTCCGCATGCTTCATTGTTTCCTTCGTCATAGTATTCTCCAGCTCTACTTAAATAAGAATACATTCTTTTTATAGTTTCTACTGAGAGATTTCTTTTTGCCTCTAAATCAGCACTCCTTATTTTTCCTATATCAGTTGCGCATTTATTATTAACTTTTTCATTAAGTTCTCTGCCTCTTTTAGCATTGTTACTAACTGCATCTGGATAATCATTATAAGATTCTAGTTCTACTTTGTCATCAGATAAAAGGTTTTTAATATTAGTTAGCATGTATTCAGCTTCTTCTTCTTCTATTGCTGCCATTTCAGACTTAGCATCTGATTTTTTAATAGAAGCTTTATCTGCAAAATATCCTTCAATAGAAAAACCTTTGTATTTTTTACCTTCTTTAATTTCTGCCCACAGCTTATCATCTGTAATTTTCATTGAAATCATCCAAGTACCTTTTGGTACATCAAGTCCATAAATTCTAGATTTATCTTTCTCTCCTTCTACTATCCAACTTTCTACCACCGTAAGTCCATTAGCTTTCATTTGATGCTCTAAGGTTGCATTACTTTGATTGCCATTTTGAAAGAATAATTCGCTTGACCTTCTTACAGTATCTTCTGAAAAATAAACGTAATAGCTTTTTTCTCCATCACGCCTAAAAATTGGTTTTGAGGGGATTAGAGCGGCACCCATTACTATGCGCTTTTCATCATCTACTTTAGCTAGTTTTATTTCTTGATCTGCTAGTGCAATGAAATCACTCTCTATTGCTGGGTTTTCTACGATAGAAACAGCTTCTATACCTACCATTTCTTCGTTTTCTTCATCTAATATTAATTCTACTATATCCATTTTATTTTATTTTAAAAAGTTGCTCTTTGTACTATTGCGTTATTTAATTGCTGTTGTGTTGTAACTGCTCCAGCTACTACAAATGCTTGTACTGGTTGTTGTTGGCCTAATGCTCCAGCTACTTGATTAAAACCTGACTGTCCTACTACATTAAAACTTGGTGCTTGTGTAGGTGAAGCTCCACCACTTGATGTACTTGGAGTTGGTACACTACCACCAGAAGCTCCAGAAGGATTAAATTTTTGTGATGCTATAGCTGCTACTTGTGCTGCTCCAGCTACTCCCATTGCTATCATGTTTGCAGTTCTTAAAGCTTGTATAGGTGTAACATCTCTAGTTTCAGCAGCTACTTTCATAATAGCTTTTGAAGTATTTATTAGTGTTTCAACTATTGCTAAACCTTTTTGTAATTGAAATGCTCTTTCTGCGTTTTTTTCGTTTTGATTTGAAAAAACTTGAATTAAAGATGATATTGCACTAAGTGTTTGAGCTTGTATATTTTCTTTATACTCTGCCTCTAATCTTGCTATCTCTTTTGATTTATCTGATGCTTTTTGTTCTTCTGTAACTTTTATTGCACCTAGTTCTTTAGCTCTGTTAACTTTTTGCT